TCTATCTGCTGTACCTCTTGCCATCTTATTGGTACACCATTCTTCCAAGGATTTGGTAACATAGTGCTTGATGTGTGCATTGGTATAATCAATGTTCTGCCAAGGTCTATTATCCACTTGCACACCATTTGCATTGCAGCATCTCAATGGTGTTGATGGGATGTGAGGATTGCCGTAAAAGACCACATTGATACCACCTTTTACAATGCTCTTGATGTGTGCATTTTCTGGGAATTGGTACTGAACACATAGATTCAATGGAAGTGGGTATGTAAACCTCTCCTTCAATGGTTTGGTATAATCCGCTTCAATCTGTTCACAATCACCATAGCAGAGCCAGTTGATTAAGACGCAATCAAAGTCTTGCTTATCTTGCAAGAACTCATCAATTGTTTTATTGTTATCAAGGTAAAGATGTTCATCAATATCGCAGAAGAAGAACCAATCATAGTCATTCTTATACTTCTCATAAATCTCCGTATAGCAGCGCATCTGGTACCCCACCTTATCAACATACCCCTCATAGATTACAAAGTCGCTGTAGGGCTTTAAAATGCCCTTTACGTCCTCATTATCATCACTGTGGTTGTTATCGCAAAAGATGATGTTGGTAAATCCAAGAGATTTATAATGCTCAATAAATTCTGGCAAGTATCTTCCTTCCAATCTTGCCATTGTTACAACACAAGTTCTCATTTGTCAACACAATTTACTTATTTTATGTCAGTACATCTTCTGCGAGGTGAATAGAGTTGGAACATAGGATTAGGTGAATTCAACTTACTCCTTCCACCACAACAACCACTACATTCGCATTCACATTGACATACTTGTGGGAAATAATCTGGTCTTTCGCATATATATTTTTTCACAAAATCCTTTAGGAATTCTACTTGTCTGCGCAAATGCGCTTCTACATATGTTAAGGATTTTAAAGATAATGAGTCAGAATTGTCTGATTTCCCTAGTGTTAAACCTACGGCACTAGCATGTGACCAAATAAAACTAAGTCCTTCCAAGCATACAGCATATGAGAGGTATTGAAGTAGCATTCCTTCTGTCATTAATGCTTGGTTTGCTTCTGATATATTGTTATTCTCCACTTGTTCTTCCAATTCATCCATGAGAACGTCACCAATCAAAGGACGTACCCATATTGCTTGAGCAACTGGAACATAGTTCATGATTTCTGAAAAATCGTAGTTAATTGGAAGTGGTGAATATTTCGATAGCAGCGATTTATTGATTATATTTGACATAATAATTTGTTTTTTCGATTTATTTTTTATATCTTTGCAGAAATCATAATACTATGGAAATTTGGAAAGATATTATTAATTATGAAGGCTTATACCAAATCAGCAACGAAGGTAATGTGAAAAACCTCGACAAAACTTATTTTTGACCTTTGTTTTTGGTATTATTTCCATCGTCTTTCTCTTCAATATTATCTTCTGAAGTGTCTTGGTTAACATCTGTAGAATCAGTGTTCCTTGTATTGATTTCGTTTTCGACATCAAGGAATGACATTGGCTTTAATATTACTTCTACATCAACGCCATTCATCTTGAACATTTGATTTAATGTTCTTACAATAGCCATCCTATTTGAGTTACCTACAAGCTTGTTGTAAACCATATATGCAGTTTCAAGGAACTGTCCTTCACTGTTGAATCCACTACCTCTAAGATTTGGCATGCCAATAAGCTGTGGGTCATTTATTTGGTGTGATGCAAGGATTCTACTAACAGTTCTCTCATTTGCCGAAGCATATAGGTTGATGTTTCCAGCATTAGCAGTGAATGGAACGAACTCTGGCTTATTTTCATCCACATTATTTCTGAATGTCACCATTACTGAATTGGCATTCTCTGAACCTTGGAACATCTGGGTTACGTTCTTAATAATTGCTTGTCGCTGTTCATCAGTCTCAACCTCGTTAAGTACCAACATACCACTTGGAACGAAGCCATTAACAGTTGTCTTAAGGTCATAGTTCACATATTCAATTTCTGACTGAATAGCTTTTATACCAGCTTGATAGTGTGGCTGTGTATAGTATGTCATCGCTGGTGAATACTGTCTGTAAACATACAAATATGGTTTTCCATTCTTAACTTGTTGGTCATCCCTCATATCGAAAGCATCGATTTGGAATGGTGGATATTCTCCAGTCATAGTCCAATCATTACATATCCAATATGAAGTAATCTGTCCATCTTCATCATACTCGCTCCAGCGAACTCTATCCAACGGCATATGCCAAAATGAGAAGGTACGTCCATCCTTGTTTCTAATTATCTGGATTGCATAGCTTCCATAGAGCATATAATCCAAGGATATATTCTTAATGAGGCCATCCCAAGATTCTGCGTAGTTTGGAATTACTTGTGTGCCATCTACTTGCATTGCATCGTAATCCACACCATTACCTAGGATTGACTGAACACCAAAGTTAATACAAGCTCTATGTGTTGGTGATTGGTTATAAAGGTCTAACAGAAGGTTTGGATAATTGTTACGAATTCCCCAATTAACCCACCCTAGAGCATTCTTGCGAGTGATTGCAGAACCTTCAATTTGTTTTTCTAGTGTAGTTAGGAATAAACCACCAGCGTTTTGTGGTATCTTTGGTTTATTCTTACTTCCGATAGGTCTACTCATAGTTTATTATAGATTTAAATAAATTAGTATATTTTAAACATATTCTATTATAAACATAAAATAAAAGGAGCAAGAATATAAATCTTACTCCTTAATTTATTACTTGTTGCTTATTGGTTGTATAATGTCTGATGACCAAGTTTGGTTTGTCCACACTGTACCATCTATTGCTCTATATGTTGACAATGCTGAATCTGGAACATATATTCTTGGAGGGCAATAGTCATGGAAAACACCATTATATAGGTTTGTAAATGTTGGAGGCGTTGTTCCTTCAAATATAACCTCATTTAATCCATAACAACGAGTGAACGCCCAGAAATCTATCTGAGTTACACTTGATGGTATTGTGAGTGTTGTAATTAAGCTTGTTTGCATAAATGCCTCATGTTCTATTGTTGTAACTGTATTTCCAATTGTAAGTGCTGATAATGTTCCTCTAATATTACTGAAACAATAAGCTCCAATTGTGGTGGTTGCAGCACCAACTTCACCCTCAACTGGAATTGGATAAGTCCAATTGGATTGAGTTAATGTGGTAGTTCCATTGTTTATTATTACATCATTACCATTTGCATCAACACCACAGAAGTTAACTGTACATTGAGGACAGTCAGAACTGTGTGCTTCAATCAAGTCACCTATGACATAATTTGTCGTTGCTGACATTGTTCCATCGAGTTGTCTATCATATTCTTGCAATTTCTTATACTTGTTACCACTGTCACAAATATATTCTCCACTAACCTCTTCATAAGCATATTTTGTCAGCCAAGTGTAAGTATTGCAGAAAAGATAATCTGTGTTTGAAATGATTCCAGTCATTCCAACCCAAGGGCATTCATAGCTTTCAGCCTCTGTCATTGAAGTGAATGTGACGTTATTTGGTGGGTCTTGTTTAACAGTATATTCGATTGGATATATTGGCTCTACACCACCTTCATTATATGTAATAACTTGTTGTACTTGTTCATCAGTCAATGTGTTCTGAGACATGTATACCCAATAGAAATCACCAACGAAATTTTCTCCAGTAGAAGTTGCATAGCCTTGGAATAAAGCAAATTTACCACTATTTGTGACGCCATAATTAAAACTTGAATAAGTTGACGATGTATTATCAGTATAGTTATTGAACGTAAGTAATCTATTTGAATCAACCCTTACTGATTCAATTACTGGTTGTGTGGTCGTATTAGTACCAGCAATTTGGTTTGAACCATGAAAATTCAACTTAATATTAGTAGGACGATACATCCAGTTATAGTCGCTATCTCTGTTTGCAAACATATGACAATTGCCTCCATCAGTCCTTTGCTTTGATATAATGGTCAAATTTGGTGCTGAGTTCGTTCTATTAAAATAAGTTTGATAGCCACTGATGGTTGCTCTTGTGCCACTTGCAATAGTAAGATAACCATCACCAACTGTAGGAGTACCAGCTGTTATTACAGCATCAACATCAACCAACTGTCCACTTGTCTTTAGCAATGTCTTTGTACTTGAATCATAGTT